CATTGCCATGCCCGATGCATTCATGGTTAGTCTCAGAAGATACCCAACAGCAGCATAAAACAACACACCGACAGCAAAGAATGCTGTATTATCGATACTCTTTTTGAAACAACTCATTGCGAGTGTCTCAAGCATAACAATCAGAAGAACATACCAATAAATCCTCGGAATTCCCATTGTCTAATCCGAAGGTTTAGTTCGAGTACGCCAAGCCGCCCATACCGCTCATGACACGGAAGATATTGTAATTGACCGCGTAGATACGGAAGTTGTACGGGTACGCCTTGGTAGGGAACTTGCCAGTATCATCGCCCGCAGTCGGGTTGGTCACACTGTTGAACACCAGCGTGGCCGAATCAATGCGAGAGAAGTTGCAGGTACCACTGGGCTGGTGATCCTCGGGCTGGATTGCGAACGAGTAGACGTTGATCGGGTTCTGACCAACTACAGCAGACCAAGCGGCCGCGCCACCAGCGGTATGGTGCTGGTAGGGCTGTACCTTCCAGAAATAATCACCAAACCTCTCGTCAAACCTATCCTGACCATTGATCTGGAGGCGGGCACGGTCGACAATATCATCGTAGCTGAACGGAGTAGTGTAGTTGCCAGACGCACCACCCGCATTACCCTCGATGGTCAGCGTGGTATCGCCGCAATCGGTCTTGCGAGCATCCTGGAAGACCCACACCAGCTCCTTGACAGGGTGGTTCAGGGTCAGGTCGATACGAGCAGATGAGGTGGTTATCTGCTGCTGACCCGTGTACTGAAGCTGGTCGATGAGGTACTCATGGCTCTCCTGGGCAAAACGCCTCCGCTCCTCGACATCCAAGTACACATAATCCAGGTAGAGAGCCATGTCCTTCAGAGGGGGCAGATTGGCAGCAGCCTGTGCCAGATTTGCCCACGCGCCCTTCTGGACAAGGTCGGTTGCCTCGCTCAGTGTTATGTTGAAGCGCACCTCGTGGTACTGCAGAGCAATCAGAGGCAACGCCAGACCAGGATTACGATTGAACCAGAACTGCAGAGGAACGTACAGCTTCTTGAACGAACCGCCGCAGGTCTGAACACTCGTTGTCTGACCCTCGGTTCCGTTGCTGACCATCGAATCCAGCTTGTACGCAGTGTCAATATCCGCGGTTAACGTCTCCCACAGGTAGAGCCACTCACCATAATGGCGATCGATGATCTGACCACCAATCTCCACCTCAATCTGGTTCAGCATCTGGTAGCCTAGACGACGAGCGTTCGCACCAGACCAAACTACATCCTGTGCCTTGCCAGTAGCAGCGGCGGTCGTATCGGGCAGAACGATTTCCACATAGGTCTTCCACACCAGATCGGCATTGCGGTTGACCACAGCAACTACACGCTGGCCATACACGGGCGAACCCGTGAAGTTCACACGGAAGGCCTCGATGGCGAAGTTCGTGTGGCGCTTGTACAGAATCTTCCAGAACGTTATGTGGGGATTGCCAGTTATGTAGGCATCCTGGGCACCGAATGCAACAAGTTGTAAGAGACCACCACCCATTTGTATTTATACTTCATTATGATATAATCTTCGGTGGAATGAACAAATGCCAATCTTGAAAGGAAGTGCTTCGGACTTTACAAGTACTGTCAAAGGCTCTGCTGAAGTTAACGCGGCAGTCGGTGGTGCAGTTGCCAGAAAAGGGGGGAACTCGAATCCACCGCGAGCAGCGGGTGCGATTGCGGCCATTGTTACTCAAAGTGCGATAGCCAAAAGTTCAGGTCTACAACCTACACAGTTTCGTGTTCTGGCTTCAACATCTGCTCCTGCTCCTGCTCCTGCTCCAGTTTTTGAAACTCTACCAACGTTCGATAGTATAATTCTAAACGTATCGAATGCATCCCGAGATACCTTTGTATGTAGATACTCAACTACGGGAAGATTGAACTGGGCAAGAAGAATTGGTGGGGCTGGACAAGATGAAATCATAAGTATTAGCAGCGATTCGAGCGGAAATATATATGTTATTGGAAATTATGCATCCACTACATTGACTGTTTACAATCCAGATAATTTAACTACATTTAGTAGTCTACCGGGAACAACGATTTATAATGATACATTTATTGTAAAATATAGTAGAAGTGGATCGCCACAATGGGCGAGAAGGATATCTGGAACTATAACCGATCAGGGGTTTGGTATAACAGCCGATTCAAACGGAAACGCATACGCCGTAATATATTCTGATTCAAATCCATTAGGATTCTACGATACAAATCATACATCCTTAGTTAGTTCAGTAAGCACTTCGAACGCGGTTTGTGGGTTTATTGTAAAATATGATACATCTGGAACACTACAATGGGTGAGAAGAATTGCTGGACAGGCGGCCGGATCAAGATTGAGTATCTGTAGCGATTCAAATGGAAATACATACATCGGCGGAGTATATAGTTCTAATCCGGTGAACATAATTGCATCAGATAACACAACCATCTCTGCTTCACTCTCGAACGAAGGGAGCAATGATATATACCTTATAAAATATGATACATTGGGAAACATACAGTGGGTAAGAAAGATTGCTGGAATCGGAATTGATCAAGAACCAATGTTATCTATAGATTCGAATGGAAATATAAATGTGTCCGGGTCTTATACATCTAATCCGTTAAATATATACAATCCAGACAATTTAACTATATTTAGTTCATTAACCAACGATGGAGGGGAAGATGCGTTTATAGTTAAATACAATACGTCTGGAACACCCCAATGGGTAAGACGATTGGGTGGGAATGGAACTGACAGACCATCTACCAATTCTACAGATTTTGACGGAAATGTATATGTAGGCGGACTTCTCAGTACAAGTTCATTGACTATATACGGTTCGGACAATATATCTTCTATTGGATCATTATCAAACACAACGGCTACAAACGATATTTTTGTGATAAAGTACGATAAATTAGGAAGTCTAGTATGGGCAAGAAAGATAGCAAGCGCTGGTGCGGATTCAATATTTAGCATGTCTACCGATTTGATGGGTAATACATATTTAACTGGGCATTATGTATCCAATACACTCAATATATTTGGCGAGAACAATGTATCTATTTCTGCTTCACTTGCAAATCAAGGTGTACATGATATGTATGTTATAAAATACGATACATTGGGAAATGTGTTGTGGGCTACTAGAAATAGTGGAACCGCGCTTGATATAGGTAGAGCAATTTCATTTGACTTGACCCAAGGGGTTTATGTCGCAGGAGTTTATGAATCCAGCACACTTACTCTGCGCAGTGTCGGGGTTTAGAAGGTCTTTAATCTTTCAACTAAGTAATGGGATTTGACACCCGATACTGGGGGCCGAGTGCGTGGCAACTCTTTCATCTGATTGCCTTTTTCAGTCCGAACCCGCAAGAGTTTCTGTTGAGTATCAAGGACATACTTCCATGTAAGTTCTGTAGAGCGAGTACGACCGAGTTTATCGGAAGTATGCCTGTTTGTAAAGACCCGGGTAGATGGTTGTACGACCTTCACAATATGGTCAATGACAAGCTTCGGAAACAAGCCAAGGAAGATCCAAGTGTTATCGACCCTGGTCCTAATCCATCCTTTGAAGACGTACGAATGCGATATGAACAAATTCAACCCACGGCAGTTCCTGGACGAGACTTTTTGTTTGTGGTTGCGTCCAATTACGGAGACGCAGACGTTCCTGCCCCAGATGTACAAGCCATTCACAAGACATTCTGGAAACGTATGGCGCTCGTATACCCTTTTGAAGAACTTCGAGCGGTGGTTTCAGACTATGTTTCGAAACACCCGCCTAGAGTGGAAAATCGCAAAGTCTACATGCGATGGGTCTATGGACTTCTTGTCAAGCTTAGCAAAAAAGTTCATGTACCGATTCTGAGTTTCAATGGGTATTCCCAACATATCGCATTCTACAAGAGTGGATGTGAGAAACCAACCTATCGTGGCAAGACGTGTCGAAAGTTATCGGGCGGTGGTCGCACAAAGAAGAGAGACCATAGGAAAACCCGTAGGATTGCGTATTCATCTCTTCTTAGTTAGCGCCTCCATCTGTCGAATATGTTTAGCCGAGTAGCAAGTGTCCTTCCCTTTTGCCTTGTCTTTTGCGCTCTTCTTACTTTCGCGTCTTGTTCTTGGTGGTTCGTCCATGTCTTCTCTTGGCTTTCTGGGTAGAGATTCGTTTTCTACGCGAGCCAATTTTGACCGTATGACGACGACCTAACGCAATACCGTCTTGACTTACGCCTTCCAAAGGTCCAGTTGGAATTTTTGGAGGACGGGGAATGGTCGGACGAGCTCGTACCTGTTCTCGTTCCAACCTTGCTTGTAGAGCTAATTGTTTTTGTCGATTCAATAGACTATTCATTTATTTAGTGCTTGCGAGAACCTTTGCGACCCTTGGTTGCCTTGCGAGTACGGCGACGGCCACCAGATACAGGAGAGGCCGTGGAAGGAGCCTCATACGGCTCAGCACCCCCGCGATACGTCTTCTTGGCCATCTTCAGAACCTGCTTCAGGGACTTACCCTTGTGCGCCTTCATCGTCTTCTTCACGTGGGACAACCACTTGCTACGCTTACCTGCTGACTGTTCACCTTCCATTTTATGAAACAATCAAGAAGATTATTTAACGAGCCACGAAGCCTGTGCGACCACCCCCAAATGTCCATTGGCATCCAATGGATTTCGGTTTCTGGGGATTGGCTAGAAAGGTATGTTCATCGGGCGCAACCAATACAATCGAATCGCGCACATACTTCTCAAGCTCTTCTTCATCACGACTGTGTACAGCCTGGCCATAGGTTAGCCTACGCAAAGAGGTCTCATTCCAATTTAGATTGGTCATGGCTTCCAATTGCGTTCCTTGTATCGACCCACCCGAAACAATCAGTAGTTTGTTGGCAAATGTATCCACGGGCATTTCATGAACGTCTTTTTCGGAGGTTAGATGACGACGAGTTATTGTGTTCAGGTGTTGACATACTCTATCCAGAACGATTGTCTTGTCAGTATGCGGAACGATCGATAGAATCATAGGGTCTTTCGACGGAAACGCATCATTGGCGATATCAATACATACCTGTTCGAAGGTTATATTGTCCTCGGCATAATCATATCCATCTGAAAGAGGTTTCTTTGCGACTACGGGATGGTCTTGTTCATCTGAATACACATGAACTTCAAGTAGACGTGTTCCTCGGGCAAGCGCAGAAGGAATATCCTCAAACACAGAGCCGTCGACAAAGTAATCGCATACCCTCTTGCGGGGAAGAGCTACAGGGATGTCTTCAAAGACAAGATAACCCAATATGCCAATCAAAACAAGAATCAAGAGTATATCTCTCATGTTGTTTTAGGTATGCGAAACAATAAATTGCGAAATGCATTCACGACATCATCGGGGATGGATTCATCCATCGGAATTCCCATTAGACATGCGTAATGAAAGTACAGACAGTACATACCACATTCAGAATCCTTGTATTGGTGTCGTGTCTTGTTGTATGTCATCTTCATAGGCTTCGAGTGAATACCCGTTGCGTCCCATTGTTTCTTCCAACGGCGCATAAGAGCTTGGACTTCTTTTTCAGGTGTCATCGCATACGAATCAAAATAGGTTATGCGAGGAAATTCAAGCTCAGGACGAATATCGCAAAACAGCGCAACCCAGTGTTGACCAGGCCCATCATGCGGATCGGTGTTGAACACAATGCCAATCTGACGCTTTCCCTTCTTGTACAATTCGTCAATCTTCATCGAGCAAAGTGCGCTGACTAAACATTGGCGGGTTTCATTCTGAAGGTCAAAATCAATCGGAACAGAGCCGACAAAAAAGTAATCACTAAAGAGTTCTTCATAGTTCTTCTCAATCGCGTCAATGTCGTCCGAAGACAGCCATTCGTATCGATTGAGAGACCATTCCTTGGGAGCCTTCGGTCTCTGAAGCAACGAGGCAACAATACATTCTGCTTGACCTGTCTTACACTTTTCCTGTAGACGATGTTTGATTTCATTCCACGTTTCGTCGGAAGATTTCTTTCCAATTGGAGTTTCGCGTGGATGTTCCTTGTTGTACACTTGTCGTAGACGTTCGATATCTGCTTCATCCAACCACGACATCTCTTGTTCAAAAACGGATACTTTTAAACACAAGGTCAAAACAGACATACAATGGAAACTCTTAAGCCCGTTCTCTCCAAGTACGTTGAGGTCTCGAAGCAACTGAATGATATCAATGCTCAAGCAAAGGAGTTGCGTGAACAGCGACAGACAATTGAGTTGGACTTGGCTGCGGCATACAATGAATCTCTTATCAAGGAACCTCTGCCCGAAAAGATGGAGCTTCACAAGTCCAAGATGATATTTATGGTCAAGAAGCCAGGTGAGTGGAAAAAGGGCTGGACTCTTTCCAAGAAGCAATTGGAGGTCTATCTGAATGAGATTCTACCCGAACATGGTCCGGATGTGTTTAAGGAGATTGTTCGGAAGCACGAGAAGACTCTTGTGGCAACCGATTATTCGTTTGATTTGAAGGCGATTGAGGAGTAGATTATTTGAGAGGTACATGATTGTGGTCAGCTTGTGGTGGGTATTTCATCGAGTGTTCAATTTCGTCCAGTGTCATGCGGAATTGTTCCAGCAATTCACGGGCTTCCTTGAGATTACGTTCAGGCAAAAATCCATTCTGAATCCTTTTTACACTGCTCACAAATGTGTGATTGGCATCCAACAAGCGAAACGCTAGTGAGTACGCATGACGAACTTTACTCATCAATATATGATATTCATACACACAATTTTTAAATCATACACGCAGGAAGATAACAGGCTCCTCGCGATTGCGCTTCAAGGAATGTACATAGTCTCGGCGATAGTTGTTGATTGTATGTTCAGTCATAAGAGCATTCTCATCTTCTCCTGCGAAGAAGTCTTCAGGTGCTGCAATCCAAACTCCCCACATCCACTCCACATTATCCTTGTTGGCTTCAATGCGAACGGCCTTGGCGGATAACCACGATGCTGTGTGATTGTGTAGATATCCAAGTGCCTCGACTCGCGTCATTTCTGCTAGTTCGACGGTTTCAACTCGTACCTGTGTTGCGACTCCATATCCAGAAACCAAGACCTTGGGACGGTCTCGTTCATACACCTCCTCGAGGGACTCGCCCTTCCTGACAATGCCGAAATAGAATGTGGGATACATTTTGCTGGGGAAGTTGGATTTGTGTGGAAAAAATGAATTCGTTTTCGACAATACCTCTTACAACAAAGCATGGACATTTACAATCCCTACAATCCCGGAAATCGGTTGTTTTCCGAGAGGGACATTCATAGAATTCTACACAAGTATGGATTGCCGCATTACCGTGTGTCCAATCCACGCTTGTTTCAGACGGCCATGGTTCATACGACGTATGTCAGGCGGTTGGACTATACAACTCCTGACGGACGGCCTGCTCAACTTGCTCCTTGTCCTCCTGGCATTATGCCTCTTCAGGATGAATCGTATGAGTGTTTGGAATTTGAAGGAGATTCTGTATTGGGTGTGTGTATCGCAACGTATCTGCGTAGAAAGTATCCCGAACGGAAGCAAGGGTTTCTTACCGATGGACGTAAGGAATTAGTGAATAACGAGAGAATTGGATACCTTTCCAGAGAAATTGGACTGAACAAGTTCTATGTTATCTCTCGCCACAATGAAGAATCGGCTGCCATCAATGGACGCAACAATCTCAAGAAGTTGGGCGACATCTTTGAAGCCTTTCTGGGTGCTCTGTGGATGGATTGCGGAAATCGATTTCATGTTGTCTATACCTTTGTGGTTTCCGTCATGGAAGCACACCTAGACATAGAGGATGTTGTTAGTTCGGGAGCAAATTACAAGGATTTGTTTCAGAAGCACTGTCAGAGGGTGTTCAAATACACTCCAACCTACACGATGATCTCCAATGACCCCAAGAAGAATGAGATATTGGTTGCTGTATGCGATGATGCTGGCAATCGTATCGCATTTGGGTCGGGTTCAACACGCAAGAAGGCAGAACAAGCAGCGTGTAAGGAAGCATTAGCAACTCTTAAGATTGATACTTTTGAATAATCTCTTTCGAACTCATAAGTTGATTCTCATACTGAGTTCCGTATTGTGTACGAAGTCCATCAATCTCATTAATAAAATCCGCATATGTTGCACCCTTCTGATGCATAATCTCAATCAACTCTGGATTCGCAAGCAACAAAGACATTGCCAAGAATGTTCTCGCATTAGGATCCATATTTAAATAGCGTATAGTACTCACTTTTACTGCGCCCCATAAATCTCTATCATAAGGAACAGCACTGTAATTGTATGCTTGTACAGAACGCTCCCAACGAACATTGTCAGGGATAACCGTTGCTCCACCAACCTTTTTCCGTTTCTGTGTAATCAATCTAGGTTTCTTCCCACATTTGAACTTCTTGAGCGTCCTTCGCTTGGTTTGAACCACGCTCTTGACACAAATTGCGATGGCACCTTTCTCTTTGGAAATACCAGGCCTTGCTTTGATGGTTTTCCGCACAGATTTGATACATGTACATAACTTCTTGGCTGTTCGTGCGCCTCCCCGCCCTTGTGCTTGTCTTGGAAGAACCAATCTTGGAACATTGCGTCTGAGTTGAGGGGGAGAAGTGGGCATAACCGATGAGATGGATGATTCGGCAACCATTGTTCCTACTTGTTGTCTAGGTGCTGGAGGTGGAGCAACCACAATGGGACCACTGGGTTTGTAAGGTTCTAAAATTGCGGGTAAAGGACCATTTGTAAAGAGAACATCAATAACCGCATGTATATAAGGCATCATATCTTTCGCATCAATATCGGAAAACAACAAATTCGAACAAATGTGGAGTACCGTTTGAATTTTCACCTGGTCGACAATGTTTAGACCTTCGATACTTCCTAGAATAGACAAGACGTCATACATTCTCATGAAACGTAAGAAAGTAGCATCATCTGAGTCTGGAACGATACACATATCCAACAATTCGCATGGGAATTTCCACTGAGCATACCGATGTAAACGAGCTTGTTCGGATGGATCATACAGAAGTTCTCCCATTCTCATTTTGAATTGTGAAAGACCGACCAAGACACGTCCCCAGTCATGAAGTACAAGTTTATCGCCCATTTTCGCAATGTTATATGAATGGGCATCACTATGAACAATGTTCGCCGAATTCAAATAGACAATCGCATGAAGCAATGCTGGTAATTTTGCTCGATTAAAGTCAATCGGCAGTTCATACATATCTTTTTCTTGTCTGGGCGTTATCAGATTGGCATACGTAGGACCTTTGTTTACATTATCGATAACCCTCTGTCTGGCACTGCAATATTTGCCTTCTCTATTCTTGAGGTCGCTCTCTTTGAGTTGGGGTTCACACATCGCTACGGCAAGGTTAAAATGCGACGCAATATCCGCATCTGGATACTTTGCTTGAAGTTGTCCAACTGCTTTCCGAACAGCAATTTGATTCTTTACTTCACTATCGCTTTTGACAACCAAACGAGATACATAATCGCCCGCGGGTATCTGAGCAGGACTTTGCGTACCTGGCTTACAATCGACTGGAGGGTCATACACGCACGTATCCGCACCTTTGGCGAAAAACAATCCGCCTTTCTTCATTATTTTAGGGAAAGTTGAAAAATAATGTACATGAGAATACAAACTAATATGCTGGACAATCGCGATCTTATCATACTTGCAGCTGCTTTCTATATTGGTAATGTTGTTTCCAAGTTCTTCACCGCTCTGTCCGACGGCATCATAACTCCCCTGCTGGCTCCTGCCGCGGCCGCGGGTAAGGGTGTCACCGAGTTCCAGGTTGTCGTTGCGGGTGTTACCCTGAAGATTGGTGAGGTTCTGACTGCGCTGGTTCAGCTCATCATCTCCTTCGTCCTGGTCGTGTTTACCATCGGCCTGCTCCGTACGTACTTTCTCTCCAAGATCGGTGCTAGCAGGACGCAGTAAATGAAAAAATAGAGAATACAATACAAATGGTTTGGTACAACCCTATGACTTGGTTTTCTTCGTCTGAGCCTGCTCCTTCTTCTCCTGTTCCCGCACCCATGGCTGCGCCTACCCCTGGTCCTTACGGTGGTCGCAAGACTCGCCGTTCCAAGACGCGCAAGTCGACTAAGAAGAGCCGAGCTGGAAGGAAGTCCACCCGGGCTTAACATACTTGCCGTACTGAGCAGACACTCTCGCATTCAACTCAAGAATTGAACCCTTCGATACATCATTCGCTCGCTTCCATTCCTGGAACGCAGCAGCCAACGCTGGCTTGGACACAGGTTGAACTTCTTCATCCTCTGCCTTCGGCCGCAGACAGTCTCCGATAAACCGAGCAATCGAATCGGACTCCTCCTTGTACTCATTTGTGTACTCCAGAACCTCCGTCGGCGGCTCTAGCTTGCGAAGACCATGTCCTTCGTGGTACAGGTGAAGCAGATAGGCCATGAAACACTCTGCCCATTCGATAGATTGAACCTTGAAATCAACGGTTTCGTCCATAGGCTTCTCATTGGGATTCTTCGGGTCGGGATGCGGAACAAACTTGGAAGGGAAATCGATAACAACCAATCGTCGCCACGTTCCACCATCGTTCGTGGTAACCTTGGGCTTCTCATTACATGCCAAGTGAAACCGAATCTGAAGGATAAAGTCTCGCATCTCCTTGGATCCCGCATACAGATCACGACCAGTCATAGGCTCACCACCAGACAATTCCTTAATAATACCTGTACTCAGTGCCTCACCTTCATCGGGTTCAGCCATGCTTCCAAATCGACATCCCTTCAACTTTAATAGCTCGGGGGACGCCGCACCAGCCTTACCACGCTTCTGTGTGAAGAGTGAAA